GATCACGGGCAGTGACCTTTTCAAACGCGATGGCGTTGTTGCGGTTGTCCATGATCGCCTGCGGGAATGCGGGCGTATCGGATCCGTTGATGTGCTCAAAGCATCCGACCACATAAGCGGTTCCGTCGGGAGATTTCCAGACATGGCCGGTTTCTGGGTGAGCTTTGAGCGCAAACTGCCAGCCAGGCGCATGATCATGGAGTAGGTGGGCAACACGGCACCAGTTGACGTAATCAGCGGCGTAGGAGCCAGTTCCTTTGGTTGATACGTCTGCTTGCGTGATGACGCCCCCGAGATTGGGGTAATCGGTCATAAGGGTTGTGCGGGTTGTGTGGTGATCGGTTGAGGACGGGGCTTCGGACCCATCAGGAGTATACCCTTAAGCGTAAAGCTTGTCTAGATCTCTTCAAAGTGATACCCGTTTGCCTTGTGGCCATTCTTGATTGCCTTGCTAATGCCCTGCCTGACAACGTGAACATCACGGGCGGCCTCCCCAAGACTGGCGTAAATCCTCCCTGTCTCTATGCAGCGCACACGTCTTGGCGCATAGGTCGGCTTCGGTCGTTTGGGGTATTGCCGCAAGATGTCACGCGCCAGATCAGCATCCTCCAGCAGCAGGCCAAGCCCAACCTGATCAACCCCACCCAAGCATTCAGGGCGCTTTTTGGCAAACCTCAACAGCTCTTTCTTGGTCACATAATTGAACGCAAACTTTTTGCCATCGTGCTGATAAGTCTGAAGTGGGTCAACACTTAGCTTTTTCCAACCAGCAACCGTATTGCGCGTTATCTTCAAAACTTCGGCCACTTTGGCAAAGCTGTAATACTGAATCTCTGCGCGAGTTGAATAACCGAGCTTCCTAATCTTTTTGTCGATTGATGTTAACGTCCGATCCTTATACCCATGCATACGCGCCCACATATTGAAAGCGCGAACTAGGCGCTTCAACGGCAGGCTCTGCACCAGATCAAGCAGCGTGTCAGTTTCTTCCTTTGTCCACGGCCTAACTGGCGGCTTGAATTTGAAGCTGCATTCACGGCTACAGGTCTTCCGTGCTGATGGCCGACCGTTGCGCATCATTTTGATGTCAAACTCAGCGCCGCAAATCTTGCAGGTTCACAGTGTGTTGATGGTAATCAGTGCGCCGGGGAGTTCGCCTTCGTTGGCGTATTGCTTTGTGGCGATCAACGTCACAACTTGAGAATCGTCTTTAATCAAGACGCCCGTGATTCCGTCAAGGGTTGAACGACACAGCTTATCAAGATCAGGCTTGCTGCTTTTGTAAAACGGGGCTTTGGGCTTGAGCACACCTTTGCTGTTGTAATGCGCCTTGGGGCGGTTGAACATAAAAGTGATTAACACCGATACCTGGCCATCAGTCATCGGCTCACCCGTCGCCAAAGCTGCCTGGCTAACCGCAAAACGCCATGGCTTGACCTTGGCTGATGCTTCAACCATCCGGCCATTACCAACGTGACGTTTGCTGCCCTGGGGTGCTGGCTCAATGCCCTGCACGGCGAACTTCACTTTGTATGCGTCAGACAACGATTCAGGTAATCAACTGGCGTGCTCAGTGTGATGCCTTGTACATCAGGCCGCATGGACAGCAGCCAGAAGAGGAGCCGCGTTTGCCATGAAAGATTATGAGGGTTGGCCATGGGAACGAATCAGGCAGTTTTCAAGGTGAATTTTTTCGCGGGCTGACTTGTAATACAAACTGCGTGCCTCTTCTTTGGGGTCAACGGTCAGCAGGTAACTGGTCAGCTCAGCCACAGCGTCTGTGTATTGCTCTGGATCCCATAGGTCGTACTTCGCCAGGATGGCCTCAATGCGGTCGTCTATGGGGGAGCCAGCCATCAGAACTCTGCTTTAGGCAGCGTCACTCTCCAGTATTCTGTTTCCTTCTTCTGAGCGACGCCCTCGAACTGCTCTAGCTGCTGCAGTTCCTTGACGGCATTGCTGTACTGCCAACTCGTGCGCGTGCAGCGGGATACCTTGATGCCGTGCATGGCGAGGTTGCCTTCGTCGTCTTTGATGTCGTCTAGGTCGCCTGCGGTGTACATCAGGGCTAGGTCATCCATGAGGCGATCAAGGATTTCCTGATGACGGGCAATTTCCTTTTTGGTGCTGGCGATGACGCCGAGCAGGCTGCTGGGGTTGGTCATGGTGAAGAAAAAAAGCCCCGTGAGGGGCCATGAGATCAGAACAGGAGGCCGAGGCAGAAGCTCACGGCTGCAATCCACAGGGCAACGGTGATCTGTTCTTTTGATTCGTTCACCTGTTGCTCAAGGGTTGAGGTGGTGTCGGCTTGCTGCTGTAGCAGGTCGATCAGTTGCGCCTTGGTGGCGCGGGAGAGGTTGGTCATGGTGTTCCGTGTCGTGGTGGCATCGCTGCCATAGGGAGTATACCCCTAAACGGAGGGCATGGCAACCCGCCTCAGAACTCCGGCTGATTCAGCAGAAGAAACGCATCACGAGCCCCCTGCCACTCAATCACGGCCTCGTCAACGTCCACCTTCTGCAGCGTCGTACTGCCAGGTCGGCTCCACAGCACACCAGCCTTCTGCACATACAGCTTCGGCCAGTGCAGGCTCAACATTCCTAGGTACCCGCCCAACTGCGGGCTCACGTCATACGGGCTGGCATCGGCCTTGCCCTGCGTCTTTAGATCCACCAGCACAAGCTGTTGGTGATCATCCTTACGCCGCAACAAGCAATCAAAGCTGCCAGCAATATTGCGGTCCAAGTCACAAAGCCGATACTCGCAGGCCACTGCCTCATACGTATTCCAGACGGAATGCTCAAGCAGCGGCTCAACCCACTCCTTGTATTCCTCTGGATATTCCCCTGGCTCACCAGTCGTCAGAAACGTCTCCAACGCCAAATGCACCGCTTTCCCACGCGGCTCCCAGATGTGCTTCGTCTCCATAATCCTCCGCATCGCCCATTCGTCCTTCGTGCCCTTGCACACCTGCGTCACCGAATGCCCCAGCCACTGACCCGTTGGCTGCCACTGGTAGCGGTGTGCTTCCTCGTTGAACAGGATCGGCAACGGCGGCAACCACCGGGAAGTCTCTGGGGCTGACGACTTCAACTCGTTCTGCTGGTGTGGGCTCATCTCTGAGAGGGTTACGGAAGACGGGTGGTATGAAGCCGGGAATGCGCTTGGCATCCTCCATTGTGATGATCCAGCCCGGTGATGGCACGTCTAGATCCTGCAGGGTCCAATGCCCGGCAGCAATGCCACGCCTTAGGAGGCGGCGGACTTCGGCCATGTCAAAAGCTGGTTTCATGTCTCGCTTGGCTTAAATTGTTGACACTCAGCAAGCAACTTTGCCGCCATGTCAGGCCGCAACAAACCCATCTCCCTAGCCGAATAAACAATCAAATCCCAGTCATACGCGACATAGCAAGCAATCGGAACATTCTTGCCAGTTTTGGTTGGAAACAGCAAAGGAAAGCCGCGACTATGCCGCTTTTCGCTCAGGTATCCGTTGCTGTATTCAGGGTCTTTGTCATAACGCAAGCGATAAGCGGCCTTCGTGCGCTTGCCCAATTCGGCTTCGCGGTTGGTAACAAGTTTTGACAGATTTGAGTCGTTCAGTTGCAAGAAAAACTCAGTTACGCCAATAGGTATTTCAGGATCAACCACAACACCCATAAAACGTGGGAGCTTATCTAATGGTGAAAGAACTGATGACGTACCGGGCAGCATTCCGGTTGCCGATTGAACCGCAACAGATTTGAGCAGCAAAAGATCGCGTTTAAGCTCAATTTCCATCCGGGCATCAATAAGCCCCGGCGTATGCGTTGCGATCATTTGATGTATGTCGCAAACAATCTTCGCAGCTGTTCCAACTGTTTCTATTGGGCTTAAGGCCAGCGGCTGATTGTCTTCTGCCAGCGATTTGCGTTCAAGTTCTTCTAAAAACCAACCGTCCATCCAGACCGCAAAAGGCGCGCTGATCCAACGAGCTAAGTCAACGGCGATTTGTGGATGAATCCAAGTATTGCCACCACCGGCGCCGCCTGAACGAGACTCAACAAGACCGTAGACGGGAATTCCGGCTACGCTTTCCAAAGCGTCTAGATAGTGCTGGCACCGGTCGGATTCGCGGTAATCCTTCCAACGTTTGCCATTGGCTTTACACATGGCCGTGGCATTGACGTATCCATCTGTCGTACGACGAGCAATGGGCGTGCCATTCCAAGCACGAGTAACCAGATCGGGCATTTTCTGTTGAGGTAGACCCGATTCCTTGCTAGGGGGACCGGGATTTGGGGTGACGATAGAAGGTTTTGGCTGCTTTCGCAAGCTTTTAGGCTTTAACTGCCACGGGTTGTATTTGGGTACGCCTAGGTGCGTCAACTTGCGCCAGCAAGGGACAAGGGGTTAGGATTGTGTCGCTAGGGGGACCGCAAGGTCTTTGGAGGGGCGGGGCTTACGGGCTCTGCCCTTTCTGCTTTAGATCTCCCTCCACAGCCGCTCCTTATCTGCGTTGTCACGCTCTGACCCGGCAAGGGGATGCACGACGTAACGCGCTGCCAGCGGGCTCTTGGGGTCATCAGCGCCCACGTTCGGGCAGAAGGTCATGTACAGGCCCTGATCGTCGTACTTGCCCATTGGGTGCCCGTAGCAGGCATTAGGCGGTGGCGTGCGACTGGTTGTCACGGAGTAACTGACCTGCCTGGTCTTCTCGTCCGATACCTGCCACACGTATTTGCCTTTGGCGTCAGGCTGATAAAGCTTCATGGTGAGTCTCAAATGATTAAAAAGGGACAGGATCAGTCGTCGTAAACCCAGCAGCCCATCTCCGCGTTCCACACCGGGCCAACCTGCTGCTGCTTGTGCCCTTCGAGGTACACCTCGTACTTGCCATCACGAAGCCAGCGAAACAGGTCAGGAAGGCTGCCTACGAACTCCCCGGCGCCCTTCTTGCGCTTCTGCTCGTCAATCGCCCTTCCTGCGGCTTCTAGGAGGGTCTCAGGGCCTTCAAGGGCAACGATGGCCTTCCACTCGTCAAATGCCTTGGGTTTTGTCTGAGATGAGACGCGATCAGGCGCAGATTGGTACAGCTTCCAAAAGGCCTCAAACTCCTCGGTGTAGGCCGGCTTTTTCCTCGATTTGCCGATTTTGGGCTCTTTTTCGGCGTTTTCCTTAACTTTTTCCGACCGTTCTATATTATTTAGATTATAAGATTCTTTATTAGTAATACTAGAAGAAGAATTAGAGGCTTCGCTCCCTGTCGGTCGCTCCGCCAGCGTAACCTCCCTGTCAACCCCTAGTTCGATCAAAAAGGCGCAATACCCAGTCAGGGACATCGTTTTGGGTTTGTAACGCTCCAAGTCACAAATCAAATCCTCGGGAAGGCGCAGAAAAACAGGTTTGCTCATGCTTGCAAAAAATTGCTTTGTGCTAGTGATGCTTGCAAAAGCTAGCGTTTTGACGCAAAAACGCAAATGCGCCTGTGGACAGTGTGATAATCGTCCTAAATCGAGGGTTTTCCACAGCCTGCTCGTCTCACTTGCGTCTCACGCCTCGCCATTTATTGCTTTTGGGTTTATCCTTTATTCATTCGTTTTTCTGCAACATTGGCGCGTTCAACCGCTGCCGAAGTCAACTTCCGTGTTGACACTATTTACGGTCTTTTGACCGAAGGACAATCCCGTGGGCAAATTGTTCAATTCGGGTCGAAACAATGGAATATCACTCCGCGTCAAGTTGATGAATACATTCAACGCGCAAGAATCCGCCTAGAAGAAGACGCAGCCATGACGCGCCCCTCGTGGATCGCTGAAGCCCTAGGTCGTGCTCGCACCTACGAACAATCCGCCTACAAACGCGGGCAAACGCAGGTCGCACTCAACGCCATCCAGCTTCAAGCCAAACTGATCGGCCTTGAAATTTGAGCCTCCTCGCCAATGCCCCTGGTGGCTTCCTGCTTGAGCCGCCCATCCCGGCAGACCTTCAGGATCAAAAGGATTGGCTGCCCTTCGCCCAGCAGCTCTACCAAGGTCTGACCGGTCCGCAACGTCAGGTCTGGGATGCACCCGAGCGTTTCAAGCTGCTGTGCTCTGGTCGCCGTTTCGGAAAGACATATTTATGCATCAGCCGTCTTGTGGCCTGGGCCATTGAGCACCCAGGCAGCCTCAACTGGTATGTGACACAAACATATAAGTCGGCAAAACAAATTGCATGGCGTCAGCTTCGTGCCATGGTGCCGCCCGAAATGTTTGCCAGAAAAAACGAATCCGAACTGTCCGTTGAATTGAGCAACGGC